AGTTTATTTAGTTTGACCTTCATAAGCAAAAATTTTGCCGGATTTTTTTCCGCCAAAAAATGGAAACAAATTCCGATTTTCAAATTGGGTCTTCGTTTGCTTCTTTAAGCAAATCTTTAACATACTCTTCAGTTCCATCCATTGTTTTGACCTCGTACAATGAAGATCTCATATACTTTTTAACGTTTTTATATTTTTTTAAAAGTGAGTTCAATTCATCTCTATTAACTAGAAATTTGACTTGCTCATCTTTACTTTTTCCAAAACCTTTATTCATTTTGATTTCTTTTCTTTTTTAGCATTACCCCACAACTTTGGATTCACTCTACCATATCCAAAGTCAATTTTTTGAACAGATCCAGGTCCATATGTATCATAGTACATATCAAAAAGATCTACAACTTTTCTACATCTAGTCAAATCAATATAAGTTTTTCCATCAACTTTGTACCAAATTAATCTAGCATCATTTGGAAAGTTCTTATCTTTTGCTGCTTCTAAAGTCGTTTTCTCCAAAAGAATTTGGCATCCATATTCGTGGGGCAGAACATTATTAGGAACTATTCTATCTTGCTCTGCCATAATTTTCTCCTTTATAACTGTCAACCGCGACCTCCCCATTTAATATCGGGATATGCTTCAGAAATAATATCTTTAGTGACTTTATATTTATCTTGAAGTTTCTTATCCTTAACAAGAATCATAAGTTCTGCTTCTAATGGATGAAATCCTTTCAACATATTGATAAAAATTGTTTCCTTTCTAACTTGAGAAATATTATTGCTACCGCCTTTACAGAACAAATAAAAATTTTCATATTCATTTCTAATAGAAGATTTTGCAGCCTGGTCTGCAAATTCTTCAGTTCCATAATAACCAGTAGTCTTCATTCCTTCATTTTTTGTTTTGCTTTCAATCATATCACTAAGATTCCCAGCAATCTTAGTTTGATCACCAGGATCAGCATAAGGAACAGGCCCCGGAGGAAGAACGCTGAGTACAGATTCATCAAAATTCATAATTAAAATCGCAACAAGAGCGGGATTCCTGTATTCTTGAAGAACTTCAATTTTTTTAATTTTACTTCTTTGCTTAGAAGCTAAATCCAAAATTTCATGTTGAAATGGATTTGCTTGAAGTTTTGGAATTGGTTCAAATTTTGGAACTGAGTTACTCCTCGTCGTCTTCTGTGTAGTCTTCATAATTGTTTTCAAATCGTACTGCTAAAATTTCGTCTGGTATTACATTACCATTAACATCAAACATCTCTGGATGTGTAATAATAGGTGCTGTGTTGTAAAAATGCTCCCTTGCTAGCCATCCTACCACACCACCAACAAAAAAGAACATTATTGAAATAAGAGTGCTGATCGTTAGAGTTACTGCTAACATTTTCTTTCTCCAGAGAGTTTACTTTTTTCTAATATCTAAGTAAAGATTCAGATGTAAAACAATCTCTCTTCGGAAAAGAGAAACCATCTTACCAAACTTTACTTGAAAAGTCTTTGGTGCTTCTGGTTTGCTCCTCCTATTACGTAACATTAATTCAAATCCCCTATTAATCTGGGGTTCTGATTTATTTAGTTTTCTTCCTTCGCCCTGGTCTTTTGTCATAACTATACTTCCATGCATCATCCAAGATACCATTCAAATAATCTCTTATTTTTCTTGCCTGGGGTTTTGGAATATGTCCATATCCTTCACGAAGTTGTTTGTGAATTTCATCTGAACCACCCTCAAGATAATCATCCAAATCACTTACAAGACTAATAATTTCCATTGCGGTAAAACTCTTAATAAATCCTTCTACCTCATATTTTTTTGTTCCACGAATCTTCAAGTAGTCATAGAATTTTAAAACAAACTTTCCCTGAAAAGCATAATCAATTGCTTTCTCAACATCGGTGTAAACTTCGTGAAAATTACTTTCCATTAAATCATTTTACTTTCTGTAAGGTATCTAACAGTCTCGGTACATCCACCGATCAATTCATCGTTTAAGAGAACTCTAGGAAAGGTAGAACCATTTCCAAATTGAGAATAAAATTCTTCTCTATTAAAGTCAGTATTCAATTTTTTAACTTCATATTCAAAGTTTCCTAATTCTAACACTCTTTCCACCTTTGAACAATAAGGACATCCATCCTTAGAATATACTGTAAATTTCATAGTAAATAAAAAACTGAAAATTATTTATGAATGTTTAGATTTTAAATCGGGATTTGGTTGGGAAGGAACTACTGGATTACGACTTACATTCTTAATCACAATAAAAGCATCATTCTGATAAGAGATAGTACCAAAAGGTTTTGCCCATTTTGGATTAGCATCTGGATGAGTTGCCGTTCCAGTCACCGCAACTCCTCCAATGTCAACAGATAGTTCATCATTATGGTCCCACCCAAGTTTTTCAAGAGCAATCGCAAATTGCCCGAGCATATCATTACTCGGATACTTTTTTTCGGTCATCGTTTTCAATTCTTGGTTCTTCATTATACAATGGTTTACTTGGTCTGTAAAGTTGTGGCCAAGTGTCACGAATAATTTCTGCTAGTTTGTGTGGCGTTTCTGTTGTAATCATTATCATTCCAATGTCTTACTGCGTTGGCAACAATAGCAATATTAGTGATGAGATAAGTGATGAATATAAAAGTCCGTACAATAGCAATGACATCTGCTTCTCTGTCACATTTAGACCCCTTTTCTCCAAGTGCTTTTGCCCATACTCTCCAAAGAGTTTTTGTTTTATTCTTTTTACTAACCATTTATAACATTGATTCCAGGAATAATTTCAAATTTATTTTTTATTTTTACTCCTGGCAAAAAATAATTTCTAAGATTTTCATTTTCTAAAATTATACTAGGAAGCAATGAAATATCATATTCCTTAAGAATATGATCAGATCTTCCTAGCAAATCAACAGATCCTTCCGAAGGATTGTATTTAGAAATTTTATTGATAGTGCTTTCAGTTTGAAAATCTGAAAAATGAACATATGATTTATATTTAATTACTCTATCTGAATTTTGTCCCATCCAAGAGAAATGCCATCCAAGATCAGATACCTCACCATTAACAGTAACAACAACGTCTGGATACTTATTAAGAGTATTTCTTTCTTTATAATATGCAATAAATTCTCTAATTGTACTAGGTTTGTTATTAGACATGTGATGTTTCATAACAGCAAATGGACAGTTCCAAGGTACTGGTTTTCCATCTTCGTTAAAAACTCTAAGATTTGCTCTACAATTCAAAAAAGCTAGAGGAATTCTAAGAGTATAATTTGGATTTTGTTTAACTAAACTACAAATCCATTCAATATGAACTGGATTTAAAATCTCATCACAATCTCCAAAATAAAATATAGAATCATCATCAAAATAATGAAGTAAATCAGATACCACATCTCTTTGAAAATGTTCTCTTCCCCATGCCGTATTAATATTAGGAATCTTGCTATAGTCAATTTCAACTAACATTACTTTATTCAAAGGATCATCAATATTTTCCAAGACTTTCCTACATTCAAAAGATTTGCTCAACCCAGAATGAGTTTGATTTGCTTCAGTAATAACAAATTTATCAACATAGTCATATAATAATTTTATTCTGAGTTCTAAAATTTCTTTCTCATTAAAATAAGGAAAACAATCAACCAACTTATTTTTACTCATTTTACAAAATACATACGACGACGATACTGCTCACCAGGACAGTTTTCTAAATGCTCAATCTCTTCATCTGGAAGGAAATTTACTCCACCAAGAAGTTTAGCGCCAATAAAGATTTCAGCAGACTTCTCACACATTAGAGTCGCAGCAGCACAATCCTTCTGGTAAGGTGATGCTGTAATGATACCATGATTCTCTAGAAGAATCAACTTAGGAAAGTATCCATAATACTCTACAAACTCTCCAACATACTTCTCTACATTTTGAAGTAAACGCTCACCAGGAGGAGCATAAGGAACTAAACAAGATACAACACCATTCCTTACAATTTGGTCTGGAAACCACCTCTGACACGCAAAGTCATTGACCGCAGGAGAGCAGAGTATCTGTGTAGTCTTTGGTGGATGTGTATGAGCAATATAGTTAATCTCTGGAAAATGCTTCATAATCCAAGCGTGGAAAAGCACTTCAATACTTGGTTTCTTTTCTTCTGGATTTAGTTGTTGAGCATCTGTATTCACCAGAACTAAATCATCTTCTGATAGTGTATGAAGACTTGTACCACTTGCTTTGATTAGAAAAATATCCTCGGTTAGTCTTTGGGATACATTACCTTCACCACAAATAGTATAATCAGCAATTGTGTGTGCTAAGTCTAAAAGCATCGTTAAGTATTGTAAAATTGTATTTAGAACTTGTACTCAAATATAATAAAAGTTTTGTTTTGATTTCTATAAAATCATCAATAGTGATAATGGTCTGTAAGTGATATAAGAAACATAAAAATTCCAAAAAGTATAAAACTTATAAGAATGAATAACATAAAAAAAGGAGTTCAGAGAACTCCTCTTATTTATTTTTAACTTTGTCCTTGTGAATACACGGGTTGTAAAGTACCCCCGTCTTGATCATCATCATTATCGTGGTCCTCATTGAGAATAACGATTAGAGCAAATACAAACAGAACCAAATATAGAAGATACTGAGTATTCACAATGCGTTTCCTCTTGGTAGAACCTCTTCTGGGAACACAAAGTTCTCATGAGGTTGATCTACTGGAGCCATCCACGCTCTAAGACCCTCATTAAGGAGGATATTCTTCGTGTAGAACGTTTCAAACTCTGGATCCTCAGCCGCTCTAATCTCTTGAGATACAAAGTCATATGCACGTAGATTAAGAGCCAAACCGATAATACCAATAGAGCTAGTCCAGAGACCCATAACTGGTACGAAAAGCATAAAAAAGTGAAGCCAACGCTTATTACTGAAAGCAATACCAAAAATCTGAGACCAGAATCTGTTAGCCGTAACCATAGAATACGTCTCTTCTTCCTGAGTCGGTTCAAATGCTTTGAAAGTGTTTGCTTGTTCACTGTCTTCATAAAGTGTATTCTCTACAGTAGCGCCATGAATAGCACAGAGTAGTGCTCCTCCCAGTATACCAGCAACTCCCATCATGTGAAAGGGATTGAGTGTCCAGTTATGGAAACCTTGTAAGAATAAGAGGAACCTAAAAATCGCAGCAACACCAAACGACGGCGCAAAGAACCAAGATGATTGTCCGAGTGGATACATGAGAAACACACTGACAAAAACAGCAATAGGCCCAGAAAACGCGATAGCATTGTACGGTCTAATCCCTACTAAACGAGCGATTTCGAACTGACGAAGCATGAATCCTATGAGAGCAAAGGCTCCGTGGAGCGCCACAAAAGGCCAGAGTCCCCCAAGTTGGCACCAGCGGACGAAATCCCCTTGAGACTCAGGACCCCAAAGTAGAAGAAGAGAATGACCCATAGCGTCAGCAGGCGTTGACACAGCTGCCGTGAGGAAATTAGCGCCCTCAAGGTAAGAAGACGCCAACCCGTGGGTGTACCAGCTTGTAACAAACGTTGTCCCAGTAAGCCAGCCACCAAGGGCCAAATAAGCAGTGGGAAAAAGAAGTAATCCAGACCAACCCACAAATATGAAGCGATCACGTTTAACCCAGTCATCCAAGACATCGAACCACCCCCTTTGTGTTTGTTGTTGTGTGAGCGTAGATGAAACCATAACCTCCTCATTGATTTATCATATTTATCTTAACATAAGTTAATAAATGAGTCAATGAGTATTAGTGCTTATGTTCATTGAGATACTCTATTAGGTTTTGTAGTGTTTGTGTATTTTCTCCACACCATCCAATCATACTATTACATTTACTACAAATAAGTCCTCTTACTTTTCCAGTATTATGATCGTGGTCTATAACAAGCCTTTTATGATGATGTTGTCCCTTTTGATTACAAATACTACAAATACCTCCACTCTTTTCTCTCATATCTCTAACTTCTTGAAGAGAAATGCCATAAGTTTTTGCCGCCCTCATATCATTCACCAAATCAGGGTCATCATCGTACCTCGTTTTTACTCTCGACTTCATACATTCTTTACATTCACTCAACCTACCTTTTCCATTTGGACGGTTTTTTCTTACATAATAATCACTTTCTGGTTTATCTATTTTGCATTGAGTGCAGGTATATAACATATGGATAAAAAATAACTACTTTTATTTATCCATTATAGCATAAAAAAAGACCCCCTGAAAGGAGGTCTCAAAAACTATTGAGTTTTTATCAACCAATCGCAGGAGCAGTCAGAGCAACAGGAGTTGCTTCGGCAGCAGCGAGGTCCAGAGGGAAGTTGTGTGCGTTACGCTCGTGCATTACTTCCATCCCGAGTCCAGCACGGTTCAGGACATCTGCCCAAGTGTTAATTACTTGACCTTGATTATCCAGAATACTCTGATTGAAATTCAGTCCGTTGAGATTAAAAGCCATCGTGGAAACACCAAGAGCAGTGAACCAGATGCCTACAACGGGCCAGGCAGCAAGGAAGAAGTGAAGCGAACGTGAGTTATTAAAGGAAGCATATTGGAAAATAAGGCGTCCAAAATAACCGTGAGCAGCTACGATATTGTAGGTCTCTTCTTCTTGACCAAACTTGTAACCGTAGTTCTGTGACTCATTCTCAGTGGTTTCACGAACCAGTGAGGAAGTAACCAGAGAACCGTGCATCGCAGAGAACAGTGAACCACCGAACACACCAGCAACTCCAAGCATGTGGAAGGGGTGCATCAGGATATTGTGTTCTGCCTGGAACACAAGCATGTAGTTAAAAGTACCAGAGATACCCAGAGGCATCGCATCAGAGAAAGAACCTTGACCGAAAGGATAGACCAGGAATACAG